GGTCGGCGAGCTGGCGCAGCTCGTCGCGGGTAAAGCCCTCTTTCAGCCCCCACTCGGCCAACGCCTGTTGCACCGCGGTGCGTTGCTTCGCATCACTCCAAAACGGCAGTTTCTGTGCCAGCACCTTGTGCCCTTGTTCAACGCGCTGCGCCAACTCGCGCTCGGATTGCTGTGCTTGCAGATTGGCAAGCTCGCCGAGCCGCTGTTGTTCGTCGCGGGCTTGCTCAAACAGCGCATGCTCGCGGTGATAGCGGGTTGGATCGCTGTCCAAGAGCGCCGGATCTGGCCGCTGCACGCCTTGCATGACTTTCGCCAGCCGATCGATTTCGGGTTGGATGAGCGGCAGCACCGCGGCGAGCGATGCGCGCTGATCCTCTAGCTGGCGGTGGAACGCTGCCAGATCCTGCGTTTTCTTGGTGTAGTCATTCGCCTGCATCACCGCCGTGCGCAGTTGCGCCGCGGTGAAATTCTGCGGCTTGCCCTCAATTTCCAGCGTCATCGTTGCGCCGTCGCCGGCGGGCTGCGTGCCGGGCGCGGCCGGTGTGCCCGCCGCGGGCGCCGCAGCAGCGCCACCATCGCCGGCGGCAGCGCCGGGCGGCCCGAGCACCTGCGCGAGATTCGCGAATACGTCGCCAGCCTTGCCAGGATCGGCCGCGCCGTTCGGCTTGGCGGGCTCGGCTGCGCCGCCGGGTGTGGCCACGCTGCGCCGCATCTGCGGCGTTGCCGCCGGCGGCTGCACCGCCTCGGTACGCTGCTGGCGTCGGCCACGTGGCGGCGGTGCCGCCGGATCGCTGCCATCCGGCGGCATTTGCGGCTGCGCGCGCCGGCGCGCTGACAGCAGTTGCGCCGCCTCGGTGACCGAAATGGATTGCCCGGCCGGTGCCGCGGGTGCTGCGGGTGCTGCGGGCGTGCTCGCGGCGGGTGTCGCTGGCGTCGCCGGCGTGCCGGGTGGTGTGCCGGTTGGTGCGTCGCTCATTTCTTCCTCATTTCCCAATCATCCGGCAGCAACGCCGCCGGCGGTTCCGTGGTCTCAACGCGATACGCTTGCGGATACAAGACGCGCAACAGGCGGCGCGACGGCGGGCGTGGTTTCGGGCGCTTTCCCCGTCGTTTCTTCGGCCAATTCGTGCGCCGCCTCATGGCCAACTCGGGCCACGTGCGGCCGATGGGTTGTGCGTGATCACGCCGTCGATGTTGTCTTGGTCCCAATCCAGCGGGTAGCAGCCGCATGGCCACTCGCGCGTCGTTTCGTCTACCGGCAGCCCATCCCACTCAAAACACCAATGGCAGAACTTGCCGGTCAGCACGCGACCGCGCCAATGCTGACAATCCTGCTCCCAAAGGGTGGGGGCCGTATCTACCGGCCGGGTCCGGTCGCTGACCGTGCCCCCTTGCTTCGCCTGTCCGGTCCCACTGTCTCGGCCAACGCGCCGGCCGGGTGGGCAGGGTCCGCAACCTTGTTCAGTCATCCGAGCAATCCGACAGTACGGCGTTTGAGTGATTCCGCCGGCGTCGTGACGCGCACATGCCCGATCGGCACCGCGGCGCGCGCTTGCTGGATCGCCGCGGCGAGGCCGGGCAAGCTCGCGGCGGATTCATGCGCGACGGCACCGGTTGGCGTGACGCCCTGAACCATCACCGGCGCACCGCCCGATGCCGCCTGCGTCTTGGTTTCGGGATAACCGAGTATGTGCGCCATCAACGAGTCATGGATGCCCGTCGATCGCCGAAATAGTGCCGCCTTGGCGGGGTTGGATGTCACCAACACGCCCTCGGGGCGCGACACCACCGACAAATGCGACGGGATCGGCGGCATCTTTGTGCCGCGCACCATGAACGCCGCATCTTTCGCCGAGCGCGGATCGGCCACAGCCGCGATCTGCGCTGCCACGTCATGTTGAGGCTCGGGTATCGATGTCATTCAAACGATCTTTCCCGTTCCACTGGTCCACTCCGCGCATTTGCGCGTCGTCTCGATGATGTGGATGCGGCTCTTGCCAGAGTTATATCCCTGCCTCACCCACTCAGCCGCCGTGGCCCTGGCTTCGTCTAAGGAAGCGACTCGCTTCGGAATGCCGTATCCCTCTGCGGGCCAATAAACTGCCACCTGGATCGTCGTGCGCTCGCCGGTCATTCAAACGATCTTTCCCGTTTCTCGGTGTTTCTCGCTTCCAGCACGTATTCGATCGCGCCGGCGAGCGCGTTGCGTAGCTCGCCGATCGCCAGCACCAAGTTGCGCGATCTTTCCCGCTCGGCCGGGTCGGTGTTCAGGATGGCTTGCTGCGTGTGCTGGCGCACCAACTCGTCAAGCGCCTCGGTCAAGATCGGATCGCTCAACAGCCGCTCGGCACCCGTCGCGGCGATGAGTTCAGCTTGGCTAACCGCCATTCGGTGATGCTCCCGCTGCACCCGGCGGCATCGGCGCGGCGAGCCCGGCGCGGTTTTGCAGCATCGACATCGCGTTGGGCATGCCGCGCCCAACCATGGCTTGGCGCATCGCCAACGCTGTCGCCGGATCTGTCGCGCCTCCCGCCGGCGCCCCTGGCGGTGGAATCGCCCCTGGCATCCGCGGCGGCCGGGGCGGGCCGGTCAGAGGTGCGGCGGGAGGCGCCCCAACCGGCGGCGCTGGCGGCCGGCCGGCGGGGAATCCGGGTGAAGGGTTACCCGGATTCGCTGTCGGGTTGGGGATCTGCGGCATGGGCGGCAGATTGGCGAGCGGTGCGATCAGCGGCACGCTGCTGGCCATGGCTTGGCGGAATTCATGCACCCCCGGCAGCGGCGTGCCGTACTGCGCGGCGACGGCATAGGTTTTCACCCACGCATCGAGCGCCGCCTTGTCGCGCTCGCGATCGTCCGTCAGCAGCTTGTCGGCCCGATCGGTCTGCTGCTTGGCGCGATCGTTCGCCATGCTGGCCATGGTCTTTTGCCCCTCAACCTGCGCCAAGATCTGATCGGTGCTCGGCTGCGGCGGCGGATCGGGCGGCGGCGCCCAACCGGGCGGCAATTCCTTGAAATAGCTCCCCGCATCGGAAATCGCCGCCAACTCGCACATGCGTGCCAGGGTGTTGCGATACTGCGGCAGCCCGACAAGCGGGTTATTGAGGCCGCCTTGCGCCATGATCTGCTCTTGCTTTTGCGCGATCTGCGCGAGCATCGTCAGCCGTTCGATCGGCGTGCCCTTGCCGCCAATGTTGATCGACATTTCCCACATCGTGGCGAGCGCGCGCGGATCGATGGTAATCCAGGCACCGCGCAGCAGAATGACGTTTGGCCGGTCCTGTTGCCGCGCCATCATGCGCAGCAGCCCGGCGTAGAGCGGCGCCAGCCCGGTTTCGGCGAGCGTGCGCGCCACCATATCGAGCCGATCTTGTGCCGCACTGGTCTGCGCCGCCACGGCGATCGGCGCCGTCGATTGCAGTTGCTCGGCGGTCAGCCCCTGCGAGGCGCGGGTGATGCCGGTGCGGCTTTCGCGCACCGCTTCGAGCGCATCCATGATGGTCAGCGCCTGCCCACCAAGAAACGGCTTGGCCAACTCTTGCACGGCACCCTGCTGCGACACGCGGATGATCGAGCCGATCGCCGTTTGCCGCACGTCGGCCATGTTGGCTTGTCCCACGGTCGCCACGGTGCGCGGGAAAATCGACTGGCCGAGGCTATCGAGCACCGATCGCATCACCCGCGTTTGCGTGCGTTGCAGATCCATCACCATGTCAGCTTGCGAGTTGCCGATGATCCGCGATGGCTCGCGATACGGCGTGAAGCACGACAGCGGCACCTCATCGGTGCGCTCCCACTGCACCAAGGTGGTTGCGTTGCCGAGCATGTGGACATGGATTAGCTCGGCGCGATTGTCGCCGTCCGTGTCGCTCTTGATCCAGCCTTCCGCGTAACGGCAAATGCCCATACTGCGATCGTTCGGCGCGCCGGGCTTGATATTGTAGCCGGTCGCATAGTCGCGGGCGATCTGCTCGCGCCGCTGCTGCGGGCGCATCAGCGTGTCGCAGTGCGCCATAACCTTATCCTCGGGCAAGCCCTGTTCGATCAGATCCGAGGCCGGCACGTCGCGCACATGGAAGATTCCGCGCGCGCCCTCCACCGTGTTTGCGTCGGCGACCACCCATACCATTTCGGCCGGCACGGCTTCGATCAGCGGCCAGGATTGCGCCGCCGAGCGCGTGATGTTGGCAGACCAGATTTCGGGCGCGCCGCCTTGCTGCAAATACATCGCCCCCTCGGGCGTTTGCACGATGGCCTTGGCTTCCTCCTGCAGCATCGGCCGGCGCACGATGCGGTGCGCTTTCACGCCGGGTTGCGCCAGTAGGATCGCGAGTTGCGGCATCAATAGCCCCTCGCACACCTCGGTGCGCACGGCTTTGCGCTTGCCCCAATACCAACGCACCCAACCGGCTTTGCGGGTCAGTGCGTCAAGCAGCACGTCGTGCAGGATCTGCCAGCCCTTGTTCGCTGTGAACAACGCCCATCGCGCATAATCGGTCGCCTGCCGGGCGAGTGCCGTGGCTTGCGCGGCGTTCGCCGGGTTGTCGCTGCTGACCGGGGTGAATTCAACCGGGTTTTCCACCGCGGTAAAGATCCGCAACAGGCTCGGCAGGGTGGCGCGGATGGTATCGCGCACCGTCGTGAGCACCAATTGCGAGCGGCCCTTTTCCTCATCACCAAGCGGCCGGCCGGCGTAGTACTGCGACGCGGTGATGCGCTCGCGCGACAGGTACATGTCATAGTTTTGCGCGATGCGAAAATAGTAGCGCGCAGTCTCGGCTATCTCGGCATCCGTCTTTTGCAGCCGGTCATAGATGATTTCCTGTTGCCACGCGGCACCCGATGGCCGCGGCGTCGGCCGCAGCCCGGCGGCATAGCGATGCAATTGCGGCGGTAGGTTCGCGTCACTGTCAGGCGGGCGGTCGGGATCGAGCAACGCCGGCAGCAGAAACGCCAGCATTTCCTCGCTGCCGAGGTCAAAGCCGAGCGGCATCATGTCGCGCGGTTCCAGGCCGGGGATCTGCGGCAATGCTGGCGGCGTCGCTAGAGCGGTCGGCGCTCCCGTCAGCAGCCCATTCATTGTGCCGCTCATCATTGCCCCCGTTTCACGTTAAACATTCCGCCGCGATCATCCTGGCCGGTCGCGGCACGTAGGCGCGTTTGTAGTGATCCTCACAATACGGGCTGCCGTTCACCGGGTCGCCGCAGCATAACCGAAACGCCGCGGTGCCAGGATCGCCGAACGGCCACGCACAGCCGTCGCCGTCATAGGGGCGCCCGCGATACGGCGTTGGCGCGCGGCGCTGCTTCGGTGGCTTCGGCCCTTTCAGCTTGCGCATTGGCTTGGCGCCCGTCGCACGGTGTGGTCGGTGAATCCGCGGGCCGGTGTCAGGCACCGCGCGCTTGATCGGGCTCGGTTTCTTCGGCAGATCCATCCGGTGCGCCTTGCCAACCACAGCATTCGGCGAGCACCCCAACACCTCGGCCAGTTGCTTTTTCTGAAATAACGGCCAGTTTTCTTTGAGCCACGCGAGTGCTGCGCCAGACCATCCCGCGTTGCCGACATTGAAGCGGCTCATGGCGGCACCTCGGCGCCCGTGGTAACCCTTTTCGGCGGCGGATAGGCGTAGCCCACCCCGATCGCCAACGCCGCAGCCCATGCATTATCGCGTTGTGCATACGGCACGAACGAAAGCAGCGCCTCAAACATTGCCCTGGCCGCTGGCAGCGGAATCGTTGCTTGCGCCATCTCACTCCATCCCCATCACCGCCTCGCGCACCGGCCGGCTGTCAAACAATCCCGCGGCTTGGCCGCCAGCAATCGCCAAGCCGTGCTCGGCGAATGTGAGGCAAAACGCATCGGCGATGTCAGGCGATGACAGGCCGCGCGAGCGCATCGCGTTCTTGCTTTCGACTTGCAGCCGGCCGTCCGACAGGAACGAATACCGCGGGCCGCACAGATCATCGCGGAATTGCTCGTTATACGGCAGCCGGCAGTGCCGAGCTTCCAACCATTCGCGCGCCCGAAACCACAACTCATCGCGCAGCCGGGCAAAGCGTGCCGTGGTTGAGGCTGATTCGGCGACGTTAACGCCGAGCACGGGCAAGCCCTGTTCGCCGAGTCTGTCCACCACACCGGCGCCAATGCCGATCACGTCCACCACGATCAGCGCCGGGCGTGACTGCTTGGCCAGATCGAATTCGGCTTTGATCGCACCGGCGAGTGTCATGGTATCGATCTGCCGCCAGCGTCGCGGCATTTCCGGCACGACAAAGCCGCGGCGTTTCAGCAGCACCGACGAATCAGTGCCAAACCGCGCCACGTCAACGCCCCACAATTCCGGCGCGGTCAGATCCAGCGCCACATCCCGCTTCATCGCCTCATCAACCATGGCCGCGCCGATCAGCGTGTCGCTGTCGGCGAGCGGGAATTCACCGAGCACGCGCACCCGATAGGCGTTGCTTTCCAAGCCATAGCGATCGGCGATTTCCTGGCAGAATTTCGGATCGACTCGCGTGCTGTCATTCGAGCCCACCCGGCGCGCATACCAACGATCGCGTTCCAGCATGTGCGTGCGCCAGAAAAACCCGGTGGCCCGTGTCGGGTTACCAAGCAGCACCGTGATTGCACCCGGCGATGACATCGAGCCGCCGGCCGCTTCAAACACCGCCTCATCAACGCCGGATGCCTCATCCGCCACCAACATGATGTTGGCCGAGTGCAAGCCTTGCAGCGCCTCGGGCTTGTCGGCGCGCGCGGTGCGGGCGGTGATAAAGCACTCATCGGGTGCCGCTTTCAGCGCGATGCGATCGGTGGTCAGATCCCACAGATCGCGCCAGCCATCCGGCAGCCGGCCGAACCAACTGCGCAATTCCGGCCACAAGGCATCGAACAGTTGCGGCGCGCTCGGCGCGGTGACGCCAACCTTGAACGGCGCTCGGGTGTTGGCAAACCACGTCATGGCCCATGCGGCAAAGCACGATTTGCCCACGCCGTGGCCCGATCGAATTGACAGCCGGGTGTGACCATGCGCGAGCGCGCGCAGTGCATCCGCTTGCCAGGGGTCGGGCTCGGCGTGCAGCACCTCACGCACAAAGGCGATCGGCGCCCGAGCGTACCGCGTCATCGCCGTGAGGAACGGGTTAGGCGAGCGGGCGATGGCTTCCGCCCACCCCGAGGGTGCGGTTTCGCTCACGTCGGCACTCTGGCCGGACAGGAAAACGTCACCGATCCCACGACAACAAGCGCCGAGCATGGCGGCATTTGCGCGGTATCACAGCCGGCAAGCAGCAGCGCGATCAGCGCCAGGACCGCGTTAGCTGGCCTTCCAACCAGGCGGTTAGGTGCCGTGTCGCGGGCCACGTCGCGTTCCCCCTTTTGCCCACCGGGCGGTGAACATGCCGAGTTGGGATCGTTTCAATCGATCGGTGGCAGCGCAGCCTCGGGCAAGCATCACAACACCAGTCGATGGACATTGGCCGCGCGATCCGTCAGGCCGTACAAAGCGCGTCTTGCCGCGCGGAAACAGC